CCTCTCCAGCCTTTCCGCTGCATCCCTGAAGGGGCTCTTGGACTCGCTGGTGATCAGCGAGGCCCTGCCGGTCGGCGACGGCTTTGAGGTGCCCGAGGAGCCAGCTAGCCGTTCCCGCAATCGGAGGGCCAGCTAATGGCGGACACACTGAAGATCAAGCGATCCGCAGTCGCCTCAAAAGTCCCAACGACTGGAGACCTCCAGCTAGGCGAGCTGGCGATCAACACTTACGACGGCAAGCTCTACACCAAGAAAGACAACGGCGTTGCGACGATTGTTGAGATCGGCGCAGGCGGAGGTGTATCCGACGGCGACAAGGGTGACGTAACCGTCTCGTCTTCGGGGACGGTGTGGTCGATCGACAACGGTGCTGTTACCTACGCCAAGATCCAAAACGTCAGTGCCACCGACAAGCTGCTGGGCCGCAGTACCGCTGGCGCAGGCGTGGTCGAGGAGATCAACTGCACGGCTGCTGGGCGGGCTTTGATTGATGATGCGGACGCGACTGCTCAGCGGACCACGCTGGGTTTGGGCTCGCTTGCCACTCTGAGCGCTCTCGGCAACATCACCAACGCAGGCGCCATCGGCAGTACGGCCAACCTGCCAGTCATCACCACGACCAGCGGTGTGCTTACCACCGGCAGCTTTGGCACTACGGCCAACACGTTCTGCCAGGGTAACGACAGCCGCCTGAGCGACGCCAGGAACGTAACTGGCGGCTCCGCCGGGACCATCCCCTACCAGACGGCTGCCAATACCACTGCCCAGCTTGCGGCTGGCACTGCTGGCCAGGCTCTGTTGTCGAATGGCACGTCGGCTCCGGTCTGGACGACGCTGACGCTGGAGAACCTTCCAGGCGCAGCGTTCAAGCGCTCTGTGCGGTGCGCGACGACGGCCAACATCACGCTGAGTGGCACTCAAACCATCGACACCATTGCCGTGGTGGCGGGTGATCGAGTGCTGGTGAAGAACCAGACCACGACCTCCGCAAACGGCATTTACGTCGTTGCAGCCGGTGCTTGGACCCGCGCTACAGATGCAGACACTGCTTCTGAGATTGCGGGCGGCGTTGTCAACATTGACGATGGCAGCCAGGGCGGCCAGCTCTGGACAACCAACTTCAAGACAACCGACACGCTCGGCACCACCGCGATGAACTGGTATGTGGTGGCAACCGGCGATGGTGGTTCCTACGCAATGAGTGTGACGGGCAGCGCCGCAACACTGACCACAGCTCGCACCATCAACGGCACCAGCTTCAACGGTTCAGCCAACATCACCACGACATCATGGGGCACGGCTCGGACCATCACGATTGGTGCAACCGGCAAGAGCGTTGACGGCTCCGCCAACGTCACCTGGACTGCCGCTGAGATCGGCGTTGCACCGGCTACTACTTCTGAGGTGCTAGGCACTCATACTACTGGCACTGTTACAGCGGCCACTGCTGCCCTTACAGTTGCAAGCGCTACCGGTATTACCACTGGCATGTATGTGGTTGGCGAAGGCATTACTCCAGGCACAACTGTTAGCAACATTGCTGGTACTGCAGTAACATTGAGCGCTAATGCCAACACTACGCTGAGCGCTGATCCGGTCAGCTTTTATGTAGCTGACAAATTGCTGACACCTGGCTTAGTTGCGGCGCGGCTATGTCGTGCTTGGATCAATTTCAATGGTACTGGAACTGTTGCTGTGAGAGCTGCTTTTAACGTTAGCAGCGTTACGGACGCTGGTGTCGGTGAATATACAATCAATTTCACTACAGCCATGCCAGATGTAAACTATTGTGCACAAGTCACAGGACGAACAGTTAACACAAATAGTAATGCTGCTGGAGATAGAACGACTTGCGGAGCTTTTGCCTATGCGACTACTTCGGTAAAATGTGTTTTTTCACAAGCAGGCAATACAACTAACGTAGATACCTTATATACTAATGTTTCTATTTTCCGTTGAGGCATCTCCATGACCAACCAACGCATCATCTACCCAACCCCTGAAGGCGGCGTTGCCATTGTCATCCCCGCTGAGTCGGTCGAAGCCGCGCTCAAGGATGTTCCGCCGGACACTGAATACAAGATCGTGGATGTGTCCGAGATCCCCTCGGACCGAACCTTCCGCAACGCTTGGGAGTACCAGCCATGAGCATCGTCATCAACCTCACCAAAGCCAAGGACATCGGCCACGACATCCGCCGCGCCAAGCGTGCTGAGGAGTTTGCTCCTCACGATGACATCATCGCCAAGCAGATCCCCGGCGCTGACGCTGCCGAAGCTGAAGCTGCACGGGCCGAGATCCGCGATCGGTATGCCGTGATGCAAACCGAGATCGACGCCGCTGCTACACCGGAAAAGATCAAGGAAGCTCTCGGCATCAGCGGAAACCTATGAGGGACTGCCCTCTAAAGAGTGCCTCGAAAAGCGTTAGATCTAAAAGCACCCCGCCCTGAACCCAAGCCCAAACGCACCCGACAGGGGCAGGGCCAACGAAGCAAACCCAACCACGGCCGCAAGCAATGGCGCGGCCAGGGCAGGGGTTAGGCCGGAAACCTAGGGAGACTCCGGCGCCGATAGATGTCCGCCCCAGCGATTGTTGCCACGTCCGGCTCTGAGGACGCCAACAGCTACCTCACGGTTGCTGGAGCCAATGCCATTGCCAACGGCATGATTGGCAGCTTGGCCTGGGCAACGGCCAGTGCCGACGACAAGGCGCGAGCCCTGATCACTGCCACCAACGGCTTGGAGACATTGGGCTGGGTAGGGGAGCGCAGCAGCGACACCCAAGCCCTGAGCTGGCCGCGAAGCGGCGCAAGCTGCGGCGACAAGGTGATCGCCAACGACGCCATCCCCCGCGAGATCGAGCTTGCGACCTTTGATCTGGCGGAGGCGCTGTTGTCGAGCCCAGCACTGCTGCGCAGCAGCAATGCCAACAACGAGCTGGTGCCCGGCATCCCTAACCGCGACCTGCGCCGGTTGAAGCTGGATGTCATGGAGCTGGAGTGGGAGGCCGGATCCCGTGCTGCCGCCAGCGCCGCTACGCCGCTCACGGTCCTGCCTCATCTGGCGTCGATTTTGGGCTGCCTAACCACCAGCACCAGCCGCACCGGAGGCGGCGGCGTTTGCTCTGTGGTGCGCAGCTAAGCGATTTGGATTCTCTTTAGGTAGCCAAGGGCGCTACCTACTTAGAATGCGGTGCATGGCGCAGTTTGCCACACCATGCCTGGCGACACCCCTCCGGCGCCGACCCCGCACCGGCCACCTTGCCACGCCATTAAGCGCTGAGGAGCAGCGCTATGTCGCCCGGATGTACCGAGAGCATCAGGGGCTATTGAAGCTGATGGGGCGAAAGCTGTGCCGCAAATACCCCTTTGTGGCGGCGGACGACATCTTCAGCGCCTGCAACAGCGCCTTTATCAAGACGTGTCGAGCCTGGGATCCTGAGCGCGGCAAGTTCTCGACGCTGCTGACGGTGTTCTGCGAGGGTGACGTGTTGCACTTCATCCGCGACTCCAACTGGAGTGTGAAAGCGCCCGGTGCTGTGCGCCGCATTGGGCAGTTGGCGCGAAAGATGCTGGATCGCGGCCACACCTCAGCGGAAGTACGAGCGCACCTAGGCATTTCGGACGCCCAGCTGAAGTTGGCGTTGGTGGCGACGCAGCCAACGGACCACGACATCCGGGGGTTTGACCTCTACATCTGCCCCCGCGCCACGCCAATGGAGCTATTGGAGCAGTCAGAAGCCGGATAAGGGCAATCTAGGGGAAACCCCCATCCCACGGAACCATGGCCACCGGCGCCTATTTCGTTGCCTTCAACTACAAGCTGTATGTGAAGGCCGGCACCACTGCTAGCACCAACCCGACCACCAGCACCGGCATGACCGAGGTGCTGTCGCTGACCAACGCTGGCATCCAGGGTTCCAGCAACACCCAGGAGGTGACTGACTACGGCTCCAGCCAGGGCTTCAGCCTGCAGCTGGTGACGGGCCAGAGCTACACCATCCCCTGCACGATGAATCTGGATGTAAACAGCGCCGGTTACGCCATCTTGAAGGACGCGGCTCTCAATGCCACCACCAAGACTGTGGAGTGGTATCGCGAGACCCCGTTGCAGGAAGCCGGCAACGACCCCGAGTACCACAGCGGGGTCGCCTTTGTAACGGATTTCAGCGAGTCGATCGAATCTGGCAGCGTGGCGCAGGTGAGCTTCACCCTCACCGGCTACGGCGCCTACACCCACACCGCTGAAACCAACGCCTGATCGCCATAGCTAACTACGTGTTGGGCGTCGTTAGCGGCGCCCGACGCTGTATGGCAGCCAT